TTTTCATCGGGTCCCGTGGCGTGGAAATGGAGCGTCGGACCTTCAACGAATCCGCCAAATCCAGGAGACCTCAATCCGCCTGTGGGTGGCTGGCAGATGCTGTGGTCCGCGGAAGCAGGGGTGCCTATCCCACCCGCCAATTACAACCTGTGGCCCGTGCCCTTTGTCGTGGGTGTTCCGTGGGACGATCCAACTTCGCGTTTTAGACAAACGCTTGACGCGATGGCGTTCTGGGACTCTCGCATTGTCGAACTGGGGCCGGACCCCGGTGCCTTCATCGCTCTTGGATTTCCGCCGGAACGCAACATGTCGATCGAGTACCGCGAAGATTCATGGATCGCGCGGGGTAAGGCCAAACTCGTCCAAGGAATTGTGATTCCAGGTACCGGACTCAACCTTCGTATCGGTGGTGGAGATCCCTCCATCGGATCGCTTGGGGGCTACGCTTGCCGCTCGGCCGCCAACGGAGTAGGAAATACCATCGATTTATTTTTGTGCCGAAGTCCGATTGGCGGTACGGCTCCATTCCCGCCGCTGGTTTCCTTCGGCGTCTCGCTTGACGCTCAGCCGGTATTCGGAACCAAGTTCCTCAATCAGACCAATTGGCGCCCGGCCTATGAGACCGGACCTGCTGGAATTCAGTTTACGCAGAGCGCATTTCGTGTCGCTTGCGGACCTTCTCATGCGATGATCGCGTTGATAGATTCCGGACAGAATGGCCATGTGGAGTGTGGAGCCTGCGATCTGCGCATCACAGGTATTACGCGCGCTGGATTTGGCGCGGCAGGCACGGGATCGACGGAAGGACGTTTCCGCCGCAATCCCAACGCCACAGGTTCCGGTATCATGCTCATGCTCCTAAATGGAGACTACCTGGTGAGTACCGCCGTAGGCGCGCACACGCCGCGCGTAGTGAGCCTCTTCGGCGGGGCGCAACAGGACGGAGCGCCGTGGGAAAATACACTCGGCCAGATCGGCGAACCCTGGATCGCATTCAATGTGATTCAGGGCTCGGTTTCGCCGATTGTCGGCAGGCTGCCGGGTGGACTCGTCGTACATAAAGGTTTCGTGGCGGATACAACGCCCGCTTTTCAGTTCGACAATAAGCAGTGGGTGGTATGGGGGACCGGCGTAGTACAGAATGCGAACGGCGCTCTTGGAACACTATGTTTCAGGACTGACGATGCCGCCGATCCTCCAGAGTGTGTGGCTGTCTGATGGCGCTGATCGGTCAATCTCGATGGTCGGTAGGCGTGAAGCTTTTCGATGACGCAACCCAGAATTGGGCCGCCGACTTCACACCGGACGTTTACCAAGTCTACACTGGGCAAGGATTCGAGTGGCCCGAGGATCAAAACTGGATCAACCGGCCCACGGGGACCCAGGCGCACGGCGGTTTGATTTTCGCGTTCCCCCGATCCGCTGAACGCGAGCGTGTTGTAGGAACGCTGCTACCCAAGCGCATCCGGAGGTATTGAAAGAGTGGATGCAGCGGCGGGACTCGAACCCGCATCACTCGGTTTATGAGACCGCCGCTGGTAACCTTTCCAGCCCACGCTGCGGAAAATAGTGTAGCATAGAACACAAGGCAGAAAGCAGGGCGGATTCGCCGTCCGCGATTCCTTTTGTTTCAGGAGGACGCCATGGCCGGCTTCATCGCTCCGCTGGTTGGTCTCGCCACCGACTATCTCGGATACCGCAAACAATCTTCCGCCAACGCGCGCGCTGGAACCGCCCTCGCGGATTCCGCAAGCGAAGGCATCAAGCGTACCGAAGATGCCGTATTCCGGGAACTGGAGCGCCTTGGAATTACGAGCGGCAATGCGACCAATCGAATTCAAACCGAGTCCGACTGGGCTCAGAAACTCATCACCGACGCCAAGACCCGCGCGGCCGCGGATCGGGATGTAACGACCGGAGCCTCCAATAACTACTTGGCTACGCTGCTGGGCGACACCCAAGCCAATATCTCCGGGATGCGTTCCGACACGAACGCCTACACCGATGCGCGATTGGGCGACACGCAAGCGAATACGCGGCGGCTTCTGGCACAAACGCAGGCCGGTTACCAGCCGTACATGACCGCCGGACAGACTGCGCTCGACCGGCTGAATGAACTGCAAGGAACCCCGACCTCGGCGAATCGCCTTGCGGCGCTGCTCGACAATCCAGCGAATCTTGAAAACACGCCGGGCTATCAGTGGCAACTCGCGCAAGGCTTGAAGGGCGTCAATCAACAGGCGTCCTCGCGTGGCCTGGTGTCGAGCGGTGGAACCGCAAAAGCACTGATGCAGTATGGACAAGGACTCGCTGGAACGTCATACCAGAACGCCATCGCGAATGCGCTCTCTTCCGATCGCTTGGAACTGGACAAGCAGCAGCAGAATCGGAATCTGAATCTGGCGCTCAGCGGTCAAGGCTTGGAGGCCGCCGGCGGTTACGGAAGTTCCAATGAAGCCTTTGGGCGCGACTACATGGGCGCGAATCAATTTGCTTCCACATCCCGGCAGGGAGCAAACCAGTTTGCGGCCCAGATGTTCGGCCAGACCAATGAGGCTTTTGGAAAACCAATCGCGCAAAACATTCTCGACGCGGGGATCTATCGCGGCAACCTCGATTTTCAAGGCGCACAGCAGGAAGCGACGATCAACGAACGTAAAGGAATCACGGTTTCCGAGCTGGAGGCGGATGCGGCAGCGAAAGCTGCTGGTTTCGACTTACAGGGGCAGAGCTTCATCAACCAACTGCTGGCGAATCGCGGTGCCGCTACGGCATCGAGCATTTTAGGGAATGCCGGAGCGTTTCAAAGCTTGCTCGGAAGCACGGTGAGCAACGGACTCGATATATTTGGTGAGTTGATGAAGAAAAAGCCTTCGACGTACATCTACGGTCCAGACACAGAAGGATAATCGCTTATGGCAACCGTCCCCAATTCTTTGTACGAGCAACTTGCCAGTGGTGGCGCGGCTCCTCCGTCCAAGCTTCCGCCGTCGATGGCTCAACAATGGCAGGAGCGCCGTATCTCAAAAGCCAAGGCCGACGACGAAGAAGCGACACGCAATCGCGCTCTTAACGATCACAAGATTCTGAACGACACGTTCCTTTCTTCGGGTGGCGATTTCAAAGTGTGGCGGCAGAAAGCCATTCAAGCCGGAGTTTCACCGGGTGCGTGGATGACGGTTGAGAAATTCAACACCGAGCAGAATAAGGAACTCGCGGACGCGTTCAAGGCTAACTCCGATGCGGCTTTTAGAGATGTCGAGGCGAAGCAGAAGAAAGCCGAGATGCTTTCGCAGAATATGACGGCGTATCTCGATCTGCCGGACGATCAACGCACCGCAACCGCTCCGCAGGTGCAGCAGTGGCTCATTCAACAGGGTGTACTAAAACCCGATCAACCTTTTGACGACACGACCGCGCAATTCTACCGCACGGCTGGGTTGAGTGAGAAGGACCGATTGGAGCAAGCGAAACAGCGAGCCGCGCAGGATGAGGCGAAATGGAAACACGCCGGGGAACTGTTGGATTTCAAGAAGAAAGCGGCGGATACCGCCAAGGCTGAAGCGGATACCCAGCAGACCTTACTCGAAAACAAAGGCGAACTACCGGAGAGCGCTGCGCAGCGGAATATAAGACTCAATCAGGAGCGGATCGACCGCGACCGGATCGAGGACAACAAGCGCCAGCAGCAGCGTGTCGATGACCAGTTCCGGCATGAGCTGGCGATGGAAGGACGAGCGGCGGCTGGCGGCACGGCGACGCGCGGGCAATTCTTGACGGTTAAGACCGCCAAGGACAGAGCCCTGCGGGATTCGCAAACGAACTTAGATGGCGATCTAGTGCGCATCGACAAAGAATTCAAGAGTGAAGCGCAGGACTTAGTGAGTGATCCCAAGGCCCTGCAGGCTTTAAAGGAACAGCACGACGCAGACGTACGGCGAGCGAACCTCGCTCACTTGAGAAGGATGCAGCAGGCGCAACTCGACTACGAGGCCGGGTCCACTGAGTTGTCGGGGAATGACGTGGAGCACAACGATTGGGCGGATCAACTGGTGGATGAATTCAATGGCGTGAGGCGCAACGCTCAGCAATCCATTGGACAAGCGACACAGCAGGCGAGTCCAACCGCCCCAGCCAAGCCGAAAAAGGGCGATATTCGTTACAGCCCAACGCTGGGTTACGATGTAATGTTCATGGGTGGAGCCAACGTAAAAGAGAATTGGAAGAAGGCTCGGTAGTCATGCCTGACCCTTGGGAAGCGGGTTCGACTGTTGTTACCGCGCCGCCGCGTGGCCGTGACCCTTGGGACGATGGGCCGGAAATTCGCGATCCCTGGGACGAGGAACCCGCGAAGCTGGAAATTCCATACTACCTCGCGCGCCCGGAAGCGCAGCCCGCCGCCGATTCGCTGCCGGTCCGGATAAACCCCAACCTCGCTCGCCGTCCCAACGCTGCAGAAAGACGTGCCAGGGCAACTCCTACCAGCTTGAGTGAGATCGCCAGCGGATTCGCCGGTATGGAGGGTCTGCCATTCGACAAGTTGATCCCGAGCGACGAAATGCTCACCAAGACCGGCTTGCCGAAAGCTGGGATCGGTTTTCTGAAGGGTACTGCAGCGTTGGCAAAGGGCCTGACCAGTCCAATGAACGCCGCACTCTTGGGCGCTACCGCTGGCGCTGGTGCGATTCCGGTGGTTGGAAAAACGGCCGTTCAATTGGCATCGGCCTACTTCGCACAGGAACTTCTAAAGAGCGGCGCCGCTGAGCTTCCCGAGGTCAAAGAAGCGCTGGATTCTGGAGATCCGGAAAAGATCGTAGAGGTCGGTACGTTGTTCCTGGGAACGCTGGGGATGGGCACAGCAGCGGGCGCGCATGGGTTCAAGGGTCAAGGCATACCGATACGCCGCGGCACGCCTACAGCCGTTTCTGAAGCACCACGGCCCCAGTCCGCACAAGCCGGTGATGTACTCGACACAGCCATCGAAACACCAGAGGCTCCAGGCTCTCCAGCCAAATCAGCCCAGGACCTCCGCACAGCTCGCACGGCTGCCGTTCCCGAATCCCCATCTGGCATTCGTACCGCAAATGGTCCTTGGCTCGACTTTCAGGAGTCGAATGCCGCGGAAACCGCCCCGCGTGCCGCTGCAGAGTCATCCAGGCCGATTGACACATCCGGCACTTCGCCCAGGAGTGAGGCTCGGGTATCGGACATCCGGGAAGCGGCCCCTTCCAGCGAGATCGCCCCGACCGTCGAAAGTGTTCCGCGTGAAACATTACCAGGACAGGATACCACGCCGCAGGTAATGAAGGCTGAGAACGCAGGTTTACCACCGCGATATTCTATTCGGCCTGACCCATTTGGAAAACCATATGGATTGTACCGCGATGATGTCTGGATTGGCTCAGCTACCACTTATGAGGTCGCAGCGGATCAAGCGCGCAAGATAGCTGATTCAGGCAAACTGACTGCGCAGTCTGAGATCCCCGGCGTTCGTCCAGACGTGCCTGTGGCTGCCGGAGAGCCAGCGCAGCCCATCCAGGCCAACATTTCCAAGCTCGCACTGGGTGTCCAGGAGAAAGCTATCGCCAATAAACTCACTACTGGCTTCGAGGGTCTGCCAGAGTACAAGATGGTCAACGTCGCGGACCAGGCCAAGCGATCCGCCGAACTATTGAAGTCTGACCCACAGCTCGCGATCAATGTCGCGATGGGAAACATCCTTCCTCCTGAGGGTGTGTTGCCAGAGAGTATCTTCGTCGCGGTCGAGAACTACGCTACGGAAACCAGCAACGTCGCCTTGCTTCGGGATCTCGCAACCTCTTCCGGCCTGACCACGCAGGCGACCGGCATGGGCCAGAGAATTCGCATGCTGGCCGAACGGAACCCGGATTCCGCAGTGGCGTCCATCCAGGACGTGCAAGCGGCGCGCGAGTCTGCCGCTACTCGCAGGTTTGGAACGAAGATGAAACAGCAGGTGCAGAATGAAATCGTAAAAGCGCGCGATACCGCGGCTCCCAAGATGGGAGACTGGATGAAGTTCGTCGACTCGCTCAAGTGTTAAACCATGGCTTTTTGCATTCCACCGAAACTTGCTGAAGAATTCAAGCGTCGGATCGTCCGCGGCGAAGTGGACCCCGTTCGATTGTCGGGCATGTCTTCCGCGGAACGCCGTGCTCAAATGGCCGAACACTTTGGTGAAGATATTGCGGAGCCCGTCAATGCGCTGTTTGAAAGTAAGATGCTGCTGAAGAACCAGCAGACCGGCATGGTGAACTGGGCGAAGCGCGTCACCGGGATCACGGAACCGGCGCGGCGTGACATCATTTCCCGTATCGAACGCATGGATAAGATCCTGAGTCCAGCGGAAGAGAAAGTATTTCTTGAAGACCTCGCGGCGCAACGTCTTGGCACGCATGTCAGTTACGAAGAGGCCGGGAAAATCGCGGAACTCTCGAAACGTATCGAAGACACGAAGGATGCCGTGGACCGCATGGAGTACGGGCGCGCGGTTGTCGCGCTTAAGAACTACGTCGGAGAGTTGAAGGCCAACGCGGATAAAATGTCGATGGCTGAGTTAAAACGTAATCCCGGCAGCTCCGTGCTGAAGGGGATCAGCACAGGTGCTGGAGTCGCGAAATCAATGGTAGCGGCGCTTGACCTCAGCGCTCTCGGACGGCAGGGGTGGAAGTTGCTTTTCGCGCACCCGGAAATCTGGCAGAAGAACGCACGGAAGTCGTTTGTCGATATCGTCAACACCTTTGGCAAAAAGGCGGTTATGGACGAAGTGAACGCCGAGATTATTTCCCGGCCAAACGTTGATCTGATGCGCCGCGCGAAGCTTGACGTGGGAGTGACGGAAGAGGCTTACCCAAGCACGCTCCCACATAAGATTCCGTGGCTTGGAAAACTGTACCAGGCCAGCGACAATGCCTACACAGGCTTTATGCGCCGGACTCGGGCAGATGTTTTCGACAAGATGATCGAGATCGTGAGGGAGAGTGCTCTTCCTGCCAAGGGAGACCGGCTTAGCCGCCTGTGGCGCGGTGTTCCAAACTCTGAAGTGGAACTCACGACCGAGCGCCTTTTGGGTATCGGTAAAATGATAAATTCACTGACGGGCCGTGGAGACCTTGGGCGCCTGGAGCCAATCGCCAAGGATCTCAATAACGTGTTCTTTTCGCCGCGATTCCTGAAGGCGAACATTGATTTTCTGCTGCTCCACCCGTTCGACAAGTTTGGCGACAAGTATTGGGAGTTTGAACGGAAGCAGGCAGCTTTGAATCTGTTGAAGGTGATTGGTGGTACGGCTGCGGTTCTCGCAACGGCACGCGCGCTCCGAAAGGAAAGTGTAGAGCTAGATCCGCTTAGCGCCAACTCTGGGAAGATCCGTGTGGGCAACACTCGTTTTGATGTTTCCGGGGGCATGGCTTCCATTGCTACGCTTGCGACACGGCTGGCTCGCGACAAAACCAAAGACAGCACGACTGGCAAGATAAGAGACCTCCGTCCCGGCAAGTACGGTGACAGCCCGGTGTATGATTTCTTCGAGAACAAACTGAGTCCGGCGGCGGGTGTGGTGAACGATTTACGCAAGGGAGAAACGCGATCGGGTGAGAAGCCAACCATCGCGAACGAAGCCGTGCATCTCTTCGCGCCGATTGCCGCAACCAACTATGTGGAGCTGAAGAACGATCCCAACTCAGCGAACATCTTGCTTGCGATGATTGCCGACGCTCTGGGGATCTCGACTAACACCTACAGCGGAAAACGCAAGCGCACGAAGTGATTCACCAGTAGCGAACTTCCGCTGGGCACGCGCGAGCGCAGCCTGAATCTTGTGCCACTCTTTCTCTTCAGGCGTGAACTGGCGATTGCTGGCGTGCAAGTAGGGCTTGGGCTCTACCCATGAAGGTTTCAGTTTCATTAGATGGCCCACTCTCCAGAATAATCTGGGCATGGAATCTCAATTGGCTCTCCTCGTTTTTGTTGTGTCTGAGACCCAACGTGGTGCAAAACGGTTGTGTGGTGCATGCCGCCAAAGAATCGGCCGATCTTCGAAAGGCTCAGCCCCAAAGCTCGTAATTGGATCATGGCATCCCGCCGGGCCTCTACATTGCGGCTGGTTTTTCGCCCGCGCTGGAGTTCTACAAGGGTTATGCCGTGTCGCGCGGCACACTCTTTAAGAAGGTTTTGTATCCAAAACGGCGAGTGTTCCAATCTAAGGACTGGCCGGTGCAGCGTTTTCATGCAGCTTTCTACTCATCGTACTCTCGATTCAGTTCAGTAACAATTCGATCGCGGTTGAAGTTCCAGAACTTCCAAAAGACCTTTTGTAGTTTGTGCGCCGAGAAAGGACCCTCTCTATGGTGCCAGCGGCACAGCGGAATAGTTTCGCGATCGCTCGATTTCTGGGCGAGTCCTCGTAGGCCGACGTGCGCGGCTTCTGTTGCGAAGCTTTTACGTTCTCCTTGACGTTCTAGCATGAGATTGGCTGCCTCACAGCATAGACAAGGCTGTTGGCGAATCCACTTCAGATACTCAGGATCGTGCAGCGGCCACTTACCTTTTCCAGCTCTCCAGGATCTGCGGAGTTGTTTGTTGGCGCTCTCATTGGCTTTGCGCCGGATTGTGGATGAGCTCACACTTTCAGCCTCGGATCGGTTTCAATTACCGCGATAGCGCCCAGGCCATGCTTCCCATGCTGCACCTCGATGATTTCCACGTTTGTTGTTTTCTCGTCTGCGCTGACCATGCATGGGACGTTCCCATGTGTGCGGTGAACTGCTTGGAGTTGCTCGATCATTTGTTCGATCCTCATACTCCGGTGCCTTTGAGGACCTGTTCAGCTTCCAGGTAATCCTTCGTCGTGGCTTTCAAAGATTTCGCCCGCGTGTGGATCAGCTCTTCAAGTTTACGTAGCCCTTCCCGTTCCGCTTCGGTGATCGGGGTTGCGTTGTCTTTCCATTCCTGGGGTATCGCATCGACGTACACCACTGGCTTGCTTCTGGCGTTATGCTCTTTCACGAGTGCGTGAATATCCGCCAGTGTTGGTTTTTCGGTGTGATTCCACAGCCATTCATTCACCACGGCTAGAACTATTATTTCGCTCTTGGCGAACATCAGCACATCAGCTAATTCGTTCGTGAACGCCTCCCCTTCTTTGGAATCACGTGGATAATAGTTGGTGAAGCGGAGACGCGCAACCTGATCCGCTACGGTCTTGGGGTCTAACTTCACGGCTGACCTCCGTATTTCGCTAGCAGATTAGCATACACCCTCTCCGCCAGGGTTGGCTCCTTGGGGGTTTCGGGCCGTTTTTTCTCCACACACGCTGTGTGTGTGTCTCGAAGAGTTAATATAGAGGACCGCTTTTTAAATGGGGCAATAATCGGGGCAAGTGCGCGAAGTACTTTCATCACAGCGCCTTTCGGGCCGTGATGCTCCAGTTTCAGTAAGCCTTTTTCCCGGAGGATCTTCAGCCAGTTCTTAATCGTGCGGACGCAGACGGAGAACTGGACAGAGAAGTACTTCAGCCTGGCGAAACAGCCGGCGGGTCGCAATGCCATGCGCTGAATCTGGAAGAACAAATCCATGTGCGTCTTTCGACGCGGTTTGGGCTCAGGGGTCCACGGGCGGGTATCGAATAAATCAGGTTGGATCGGAGAGGTGTGCATGTCAGAATCTTTCCGGAAGCGGACCGGATTCTGAGTACGGCCCGCCTCCTCGATCGTTCCCGCTTGGCCACCGGCGAAGGTGGACGCCCCAAACGGATCAATTTCAGCCTAGCACCTCTCCGAAGTCAATGCAAGTACCAGGACGGCAAACTTCGACTACCCGCCGGCACGTTTTCAAGTCGAAATAGCCGATGTGGGTTTTCACTCTTGGAATGCCGAGCTCATTGGCTAACCAGGCGTAGGCGGCGCTCCGGCTCATTTCCCCAGTTCTCCAAATCGGGTCAAAGGCCGCGTGTGCCTCCATTTTGGCTCTGCGGAGTGGACCACGCGACGGCGCACCAAGAGGGATTTTACTTCCGGGGTGACAGCCGACGTGCGAATCTAGACACCCCGTACAGCGCCAGAAGCGCTTACGCTTCAGGTCTGGACGATGCGGATAGAGCACTTCACCAGTGACGAGCTCGGCGCGGCTGCCGCATTCTCCGCAGAACACCCCGCCGTTAATGATAATCCCAGCCTCACGCGTCGCGGTGTGGGGTTTGCGCTTGCGCTTGTTATTTCCGACTCGCGGCATTTCCGGAGTCATGCCGGAAACTCTCGGACCCGTACATGTTCGGGCCACTCTTCCATTTTGCCGCCCTTGCGGTCCTTGAACAAAAACTCATAGGGCGGAATGAAAACCCCCGGCGCAAGTGGATCGTCGCGATCCATGATTGGGTTGGCCCCGAGCTGCTTCACGAAGCACTTTACGCCCGCCGCCTTGCACTGCGCGATGGTTTGCCGGGCCCAAGCAATGTCGAACGGCCGCGCACCTGGGCCGGATTCGCCACCGACGATCACCCAATCTATCCATGGCGCTTCATTGAGAGAGGCTGAAAAGCCAGACTTGAATTGTGGGAGCCATGCGCTAAAATCCACTGGCCCCAACGCTGGCTCGTAGCTGACGAACCGTACCGCTGCCGGAGTCTGGAGCAGCAGCGGGATGCGCTCATCGGCGGTCTTCTGATCCTCCACGCTGACACCTAGCCAGACGTTCGGCAGCGGCCACCCCCCGCTGACTCGCGGGAAGGATCGCCCCTTGGGGATGTCGCGCATGCAACGGTTCATCTCGTTGTCAATTCGCTCCTGACGCTCGGGCCAAATTCCAAAGTACTCCAGCATCCGCTTGGCCCTCTTCGTCAAAATTTGCAGCGTGTGTTCCGGGCACAAAGCGCCGATGGCCAACACCTGGTCTATCATTTCATCGGTGTTCCACTCGCCGAACAGATCACTCTGGTTCTCAACGAAAATACGCTGAGGCTTCTTCCAGTGAAGCGGCTGCATCAGGATCTTCTTGTCTACGAACGGCTCAATCAGGTCGCGGCTCCGGCGATCGAACGGCAGACCCGTACCATTGTTCGGCAGGCAGCGGTGTTGATCTGTTTCGCTGTAACAGTGCAGGCAACCGTCCGAGAGGTGTTCACAGTGCTGTCCGACGTGGCCCGCCATCTTGCCAGCGATTTGAACGAGCGACGTGTAGCCCTTCCGCTCTGCTACGGCAGCAGCATCGTCTAGCACGCGCGCGCGTAGCGGTGACCAAGATTTATTCGTCCACTGGATTGATGTGTTTCCCACGCTTTACGCCGGGGAGCCGTTGATGATGGTGATGGCTAAGGTTTGCGCGATTGCGCGATGGGTGGTCAGGAATCCTTCCCGCTCGACCGCTTCCGCGCGTAGCAGGTCGTACCAGAACGTCAGCTTGCCGTCCGCGATGCGATAACGCAGCCGGGCTACCATGCTCACACGTTCCGATCCCACATACACCGGAATTGAAACCGTGAAGCGTTCGGGAACTTCAAGTTTGTCGCGGCCGAACGAACCCTTGATCTCTTCGGTATAACCGAACTGGATAGAGCCGTTGTCGAGCCGGATGCCGCTTTGGAAGTTTACATCGCTGCTGGCGCTCAGGTCCCGCGCGACTTCGAGCATGGTGAGTTCGATCGTGAGCTTACCGTTGCCGCCAGTTTCGAGGACCGCTTTCAGGACCTCGTTAAATTTCTGGTTGCAGTCGATTGCAACCTTGCCGGATCGCATGTCAGTCAACACTCTCAGTAGGTCTGTCACTTCTTCTCCTTTGGTTGCTTCTCCTTTGGTTGTTTGGCTTTGGCTTGGATCGCCCGCATGATCGCCTCGGTCACCAGCGCCGTTATCCGCTTGTCTTGCTGTGCGGCAGCGGTCTTTAGTTCCCGGTGCAGTGCGAGTGGGATCTTGACGTAGAGGCCGGTCATTTGGCTGGCTGCCATGACCTTGAGTGTACTACGGAAATATATTTATAGTCAAGGGTATTGACAACAAATATATAAATATGGTACCTTCAATCATGACATGGCAACGCCTTCTTGGTTTACAGCGAAAGCCCAGCCGCCGGGTGGAGGTAGCCGTCATGACATGGCAACGCCTTCTTGGTTTACAGCGAAAACCCAGCCGCCGGGTGGAGGTAGCTCGGTCCTACAGCTATAAGATGAATATGGGCAACTACGAATCGCGCGACTTTTTCTGTTCGCAGAAGGCCGAATGCGACGTTGACGACGCGGAAGAGGTTGGGCGTCGCGTGTACGAATACTGCCGCCGTCAGGTGCTCGCTTCAGTCGAAGAGGAACGGCAGGCCGGCTGGAAAGCCACAGCGCATCCTGTAGCGGTCGCCAACGCCAGGGAATTCGAGAAAAGGAGCGTAGCGAAATGACGCGACAAGAGGCAGAACTTTATTTGCATGACAACTGGAGTATAACGGTCGGCTGCGAAGCGGATGCTGGGAAAGTGGTACGGGCAGCGGAGGCTCTACGTGAGCTTGACATATTCGAACCCAGGGTCCATGTAGCGGACTGGGCACATAAACCTGAGGTAGCGAAATGACCATGCAATCCATTGCTTACATGATCGGGATCGCGTTTTTCGTGGTAGTGCTTTTGCAGTGTATCACCAGAAAGGGGTGTTAAGCGATCACCCTCAAGAGTGTTCTCGGAGCAAAGTATGCGGAGACGTAGGCAGAGACTTTATGACCACTATAACCCGCGTCGTTCGTCGTGAGACGAACGCGCTAATCAAGAATCGCCCTATCGTGATCGAGCTGCACCCATGGGGCGTGCGCATGAAAGAGAAGGGGCGGCGCTACTCGTTCGATGTGACGTTCCGGCAAGTTTACGAGCTGGGCGCGGAGAACGCGGCGGCAGCGCGGCGGCGAGAGAAAGCGGAATTGAGAAAGACCAAACGAATGGGGAGCAAACTATGATAGTTCGACAGCCGGATCAGAAGTTTCCGACAGCCCCCGAGGGCGCTTTCCGCGCGGTATGTGTGGATGAAATCGACCTCGGGAAGATGACCAGCACTTTCAACGGAGAAACCCGCGAGCGTCACATGGTGCGCCTGGTGTGGCAGATCGATGAAGAAATGCCGGCGTTGGAGTGCGAAAACTTAAAAATGCCAGTAGGCTCGCTTTACATCGTGAAGCAGGACTACACGGCCTCTTTGGATGAAAAAGCCACACTCCGTAAGCACTTGCAGAGTTGGCGCGGTAAGACCTTCACTTTCGATGAATTGGTGGGCTTCGATTTGGAGCAAGTAATCGGCGTGTCTTGCATGTTGAGCATTGTCCACAATACCGGCCGGAAGGGTGGGGTGTTTGCGAATGTCCAAGCGGTCATGAAATCGCCTAAGGGTTCACCGCCGCTTGCTCCATTGGGCTACGTGCGGGTAAAAGACCGGAAACCAGAACCAGCGGTGCAGCAGCATCACCGGGCTGCTCCAATTCAGAAGCCGGTCGAGGAACAGCCTTGGGACCCGAGCCAGGTCAGTGACGACGACGTGCCGTTTTAGCTATGGACGACCAATCCATGCAGCTGATTGTGGGAGCCGTTCTGGCTGTGGCGGTGTGCGTAATTGTGCTGGTGATGTTGGGAGGAGATCATGACGACGATAACTCTTGAGAAACCGATTAAAGCGTGGGACTTGCCGGACTTTCAGCGGGTTGAGACAATCCCCGCGGGCGCGACGATCGTGGTCACGCTGGACAATCCGAAATCGCGGCTCATCGTGTACCAGGGCCGGAAGATGTTCAGCAGCAAATCCGCAGCCGAAAGCGCAGGCGCCGCGGCAATTCTTCCGCTCGAAGGCCTCCGGCTGAGATTGGGCGCCTGCTTGGACTGCGCTGACGGCCGGCACGGGGATCCGCACTACGGCAAAGCGGCAAGCTGCCAGTGCGCTTGTAACGATATGCGGGAGGCTCGGGCGTGACGGAGTTTGGCGCAGAGCATAAAATTTCGGAGCGCACCTTCAGCTCGAACGAAGTCATGCGGCTGGTGCAGGTCAGCCTTCGTCAGCTTCAGTGGTGGGAAGAACGCAAAGTCGTCTCGCCGTACCATAATGGGCACCGCCGGATCTACCAGTCACAGGATGTGCTCGAAATCGCGATCATTGCCGAACTTCGCCGGAAGGGGTTCAGCTTGCAGAAGATCCGATGGATATTGAGGTATTTACAGAAAACGCTGCACGTCGATAAGAACGGATACGATTTGTACGTTGTGACGGACGGGCGGACGTGTATACTCACGGAGAATGAGACGCGCGTGGTGGAAATCTTTCGGGACAGTGTGAGACCGCTGTGGCTGGTGAGCGTGGCCCCGCTGTGGTTAAGGATTCAGCAATGGAACTGAATCAACGGTTGGAGCCCAGACTGGAGGCGGAACCCGGCAAACTGTTGTGCGCGTTACTCTATGACCACACCGGTAAGGTCTACATGGGCCTGGTGGCTGCGAGAAATCTGACGGTCGAGATACAACCCGGTCTGTTCAATGTGCCGGAGGTTGTTTTCCGCGACGGCGACGAAGGAATTATCCTGATCTGGAAAGGAAAGTGGGAAGGAAAATATGGATCAAGCGACGATGGAGAAAGCCAGGCCGCAAGCGGAAGCACTCGCACTAGCTCTGAAAGAGCCCGTCAATCCGCTGAGCCTCTACCGCATTGAAACGGAACTGGTGGAACTGGGGCAACTTCTCGGGGATGCGCTGGAGCGGCGCGAAACTCTTGAGTTTGGGGTGGATACAGACGCCGTGGCGCAGATGGATGCTGAGATCCAAACCGCGGAACTCGCCATCCGTCAGTACGTCACCGCCGAACGCTCGAAAGTGGACAGTATCGCCGGCTTCATCCGGTACCTGACAAGCTCCCAGGAGCGCGTCAAAGCCGAGGAAACCCGTCTTTACGAGTACCGCAAGCGCCTAGAGGCTCTTCAGGAGCGCGTGAAAGCAGCGGCGCTGTACGCTCTTCAGGCGACTCATCAGAAGCGGCTGGAGGGAGGTTACTCCCGGATACGCAGGCAGGCCAACCCGGTCAGTGTCGAGATCACCAATCGTCAGGTAATCCCGCGGTCTTACCAGCAGGTACACATCCGCATGAACAGCTCGGAGTGGCAAACGATTATCGAGGTATGCCCTTGGCTGGAGGGGAAATTCGAGTATGATGGTGAGGCTACACTGATGCTGGAGGCGATCAAGACTGTACTCCTGCAGCAGGAGAAGGCGCAAACTGGGGAAGGCGACCAATGTGTAAGGCAGGGGGTACCAGGGGCGCGGCTGAACCGGACAAAGGAGCACCTACGAGTAGAATGAAAGGCGGCAACAAAGTTTATGGAAACACCAGCACAGCAGCTTGTTGAGGATATGCGGGTCGTCCTCCAGCACAACTTGGATGCCACGCTGAAGGAGTGTATTGCGGCTCTTCGTAGTGCAGCCAAAGCCGAGAGAGATGCAGCTATCGCTAAGGTGCGGAGCCGCTTTCGGCCGCAGAAACCGAGCGCATCAACGTAATGCAAAAACGAGGCAAACCGTTTCAGAAGGGCCAGCGGCGCTTACCCAACGCCGGTCGCAAGAAAGGCACGCCCAACAAAGCGACGTGGGACGTGCAGGCGGCTGCAGAGAAGTATGGCTGTAACCCATTTGAGTTTTTGGCGCAGGCAGTGAATGGAGACTTGCCCTGTAACGTCTGTCGCGGTGTGGGTAAGACGAAATATATGGATAAGAAGGGTAGGCTTTTGATGCGGACCTGCGAGAGTTGTTATGGGACGTTGCGGGAGAAGCTTTCGCCGGACACTCGTGTACGAGCCGCTTCGGAGCTTGCGGCCTACATCGCGCCGAAGCGGAAAGCGATTGAGCATTCTTTCGATCCAGCTCAACAGGAGCAGATGGAAGAACGGCTCTGCAAAGGTCGCGAGTTCATGGAACAATTTCTGACCGAGAGGCTGAAGAAAGATAAAGGAGAATCGAAATGAAAAGGCTGCCAATCAGACAAGGCGATGTGATGTTTCTGCCAGTTGCGGAACTACCTGCGGGCGACCGCAAAAAACGCGATAACGGAACGGTGGCGTATGGCGAAGCGACTGGCCACCATCACTCTCTCGCTGCTGAAGATTTGGAGCGCGCCGAAGTGTTGGAGATCGGTGATGGGTTGTTCGTTCACGTTTCTGAGAGCGGCATTCGGATTGAAGGCGCTACGTTCACGCATCAGGAGCACCTGCCGGTGACGCTCTCGCCTGGTGAACATAAAGTACGTATTCAGCGCGAGTATTCGCCGGAAGCGCTCCGCAGCGTCGTGGATTGAAAAAACTTAAACCGGCTGTTCGGAGAGACTGTCATGGATAGAAAAAAAAGCATGAAGAAGTATTCCTTGACTGCGGCGCATCGTGCGCAACTGAAGCCCTGGGTTGATAAGTGGATCGCCAATGCGATGAGTACGAAGCCTATGGACGATACAGATCGGGCCGTAACGCGCGAGGCGATGAAGGGGCTTTATCGAGCTGCTGAGTTGGAGCCGCCGCCTGACCATCGGATCGTATTTGTGTCAAGTCCATTTGTCCTACGGTTTTCTGCTGGATTTGCCAGCGCAATCTGGTGGCTTCGGAAAAAGAACGCTGCGACGCGCCTGGCGACGGACGCTGCGACGCGCCTGGCGACGGACGCTGCGACGCGCCTGGCGACGGACGCTGCGACGCGCCTGGCGACGGGCGCTGCGACGCGCCTGGCGACGGGCGCTGCGATGAACGCTGCGACGCTCAATGCGACGGACGCTGCGACGCGCCTGGCGACGGACGCTGCGACGAACGAGGCGACGGACGAGGCGACGCGCGAGGCGATGCGCGCTGCGATGAACGATGCGACGTTCGAGGCGACGTTCGAGGCGACGTTCGAGGCGACGCGCGCTGCGACGCGCGAGGCGACGCGCGATGCGACGCTCAATGCGACGGACGCTGCGACGCGCCTGGCGACGGACGCTGCGACGTTCGAGGCGACGCTCAATGCGACGCTCGATGCGACGCGAGAGGCGACGCGAGAGGCGACGAACGCTGCGACGCGCGCTGCGACGCGCGATGCGACGCTCAATGCGACGGACGCTGCGACGCGCCTGGCGACGGACGCTGCGACGTTCGAGGCGACGCTCAATGCGACGCGCGATGCGACGCGCGCTGCGACGCGCGCTGCGGCTGCGACGCTCAATGCGACGGACGCTGCGACGCGCCTGGCGACGGACGCTGCGACGAACGAGGCGACGAACGCTGCGACGCGCCTGGCGACGGACGAGGCGACGAACGAGGCGACGAACGCTGCGACGCGCCTGGCGACGGACGCTGCGACGCGCCTGGCGACGGACGCTGCGACGCGCCTGGCGACGGACGCTGCGACGCGCCTGGCGACGGACGCTGCGATGAACGATGCGACGCGCAATGCGTGGTGGCGTACCGGAGATTTTAAGGCCGTAGCGCTAGGTCTTCTAAAGAGACATGCCATTTTTGGGCTCCGGTGTGCAAATGAAATTTACAGGCTGTGGCAGGGAGGGAATCAGTGGAGCGCGTACGACTCGTATATCTCGTTTTTCCGTAACATTGCAAAGCTAGAGATCGATTACTCAAGGTGGGCGCACTGGGAGGCAGCTTCCCTCCACGGCGGCCCAAGGATAATGCACGAGAAGTTTTGTATGATTTCCGATAGGCCGCGCGATCTCACTGTGGATGACCAAAATCGGCCACACAACGCTACTGGCCCATTTTGTAAGTGGTCAGATGGTTCCTCTTTGTTTGCATGGCACGGCACCCGGATGCCAGCGCGATACTATTTTGAAGAGCCTACCGCTGTTGAGATTCTGGCTGAGCGCAACGTTGAAGTGCGCCGCTGTCTGATTGAGCGGTATGATGAGTTGAACGGCAGGGGCTCATTCATGCGTGCGTGCGGGGCGAAGGTTCTCGATAGCTCCGTTCAGCCGATGCACGTAGGCTGCACCGAGATGCTGAATGAACTACTGGCGATTGAGCTTCCAGACGATCCCGAAGGTCGCATGGTTGCGCTGCGGGTGGTTTGTCCATCCACAGCGCGTGAGTACATCATTCGCGTTCCCCCGGATCAAACAACGGTATTAGGCGCGCTGGCATGGACGTTCGATATGAAGCCGAGCGAGTACAGGCTGGCCCAGGAGACGTGACATTATGGTCTCATGGTCGAATTTCCTAGGGCTGAAACCGATTTAGCACTCTGCGATGAACTCGCGCGCTTCTACGCCGACCCTCTGGGCTTTGTTTTGTGGGGCTATCAGTGGGGTGAGGGCGAATTGAATGGCTTCAGAGGGCCCGATACGAACCAGTGTGAGTTTTTGGGATCGCTTGGAGAAGAAGTGCGCCGCCGCAAGTTTAACGGGCGGGATCCAGTGATGCCGATATTGATGTCGGAAACCTCAGGTCATGGCACCGGCAAGTCTGCATTGGCGGCGTGGCTAGGGAATTGGATTCTCTCAACGCGTCCACATTCTATGGGTACGGTAACCGCCTCCACCTATCAGCAGTTGAAATCCCGCACCTGGGCGGCGATGCGCAGATGGACGAAACTGTGCGTAACAGCGCACTGGTTTGAAATCCGCGCCGATGGAATTTACCACAAGGTCTCTCCGCACGACTGGAAGGTGGAGCTGCAAACGTGCAAAGAGGAAAACGCTCAGTCATTTGCCGGCCAGCACGCCATCAATTCGACCAGCTTCTACATCTTCGATGAGTCGTCACATGTTCCCGATGAAGTGTGGAAGGTCGCGATGGGCGGTATGACAGACGGCGAGCCGATGATGTTCGCCTGGGGCCAGTGCGCACGAAATACGGGTCAGTTCTACCGCGTCAATTTCGGGAGCGAACGAAATCTCTGGAACACCAGGCGCGTGGACTCCAGGACTTCAGCGTTCACAAACAAAACTCTGATCGAGCAGTGGATCAAGGACTACGGCGAAGATTCCGACTTCGTCCGGGTCCGTGTTCTCGGGCTTCCACCGCGGACGAACGAATTGCAGTACATCGACGGTGAGCGTATCAAGGCCGCTCAGAATCGAGAGTGGCACGGCGTCGCTATGCCCGATGAGCCGCTGATCGCAGGCTTCGACGTTTCAGGCGGCGGGTCCGCGTGGAACGTAATCCGCTACCGTAGGGGCTTCGATGCGCGCTCGATTCCGCCCGTCAGGATCATGGGTGAGGTCGCGCGGACGCCTGGTGTGCTTGTCGGCAAGGTCGCGGAGCTTCTGAGCGATCGCACGCCCGCGCGCAGGATTGCCGCGATGTTTGTAGACGCTGCTTTCGGCGCTGAGATCGTCGCGCGATTGCAGATGCTCGGTCACAAGAACGTGTTTGCGATCAACTTCGGCGACCCGGCGACCGACGATCACTTTTTGAATATGCGCAGTTTCATGTACGGCCGCTGCAAAGAATGGTTGGAGATGGGCTGCATACCGGACGATTCGGACCTCTTGGGGAACCAGCTCGGTGTGCCTGGAATGCACCACAATTCCAGTGGTAAAATTGTGTTGGAGTCAAAGAAGGACATCACGGGCCGTGGTGAGGACTCTCCAGATGACGCGGACGCTCTGGTACTGACGTTCGCGCGCAAGGTGGCGCCGGAGATCGGTTACAAGCAGAGCGGGAGCGCGGTACATCCGGCGTATCAGAGAGGCGGTGGACAATGGAGTTGACTATGCTTGTGCTGGTGTGCGCTCAGTGTCGCCGTGAGGGCATATTTGAGGATGACTTGGGCGAGATGGAGCAACTTGCTCGATTAGCAGGCTGGTTTATCGAATCAGGGCTGCCCGTATTGTGCTGGAAGTGCAATGCTCCGCGTGGTACAGTGGCATCATGAACCGCCGGGGCTTTCTTTCCGCGCTACTGGGCGCCGTCGCGGCTCCGATGGTGCTCGACCCCGAGCGGCTACTGTGGGTGCCCGGAGCTAAGACGATCAGTATCCCCTCGCAGGCCGTCATGGACGGTTGGGAGTATTTGGTTCAGGAAGATGTGTTCCTCGATCTTCGGCAGAAGGAGATGCTTCACGCTGGGGACAAGATTTGGATTTTGGCAGACCCGCCAATGCCGCCCGATGCACGATTACTTCGACCAAAACTTGACACTCGATCACGGAGGCTGCGCGTATGAACTGGTTCTCTGAGTTTCTATTCGGTAAGGGCGCGCTGAAGAAAGCCGCTGGTGAGTCCGACAAGAAGAAAGTCAACAAGCAGGATGCCGGTATCGACGTGGCCGCGCTCGCCGAGCAGCAGTCCGCACGCCTCAAGTTGGCCGAGCAAAACGCAGTCAAGGGAACCGCCGGCACAAAGCGGGCTTCCGATGAGGATGACAATGCTGCACCGCGGGGGTATCGGTGGCGTCAACGGCACGGTCAAAGGTACGTTGGTGAATTGTGAACGCTGGCACAATCCAACTTCCTCCGGGCCTTCGTAAGGTCCCGACGGGCGCCCTCACGGTGGTGTGCGTGAAGTGTACGCGCTATGGGATTTTTCAATCCGACGATCAGATGCTTGCGCGCCAGGATGCGGAAGCTGCGGGTTGGACGATCACCATTCGAGAACGCGATGGGAAGAAAGAATTGATCGCCATCTGTAAAAAGTGTCCTGGAGGAAAAGGTTAAAATGAAAACACTCACTCTCCTGCTGATCGCTCCGCTGCTGGCGTGCAGCCAGACGCCAATTCTCTTGAAACCGCCGGTGCCGGTCGCAGCCAAGCTCCTGGACCACGTGATCGAAAATTACACAGTCCCGGCGGCCGCTGTCGGGACGGCCAGCTTCACCTACATTCTGGCAAAGCAGCCGGCACCGGGTTCGTTGATAAAAGTCGGGTTCTACAACTCCATGGGGTACACCCGAACGGAGATGCACTTCGATCCGACGCAAAGCGCGATCCTCCAGCGGACGCTGGTAATCTCGCTGCCAGTAGGCCAGACCTTCGCGGCGGGAGACTCGGGGCAGATCAGCTACGACACGCCGGCACCTTAGAATATGGCTGACAGGTATCCACGAGAGGCCGCACCCGGTACCCTTCGATATCGCGCAAGGGTGGCCGCACATGCTGTCCTGATGCGAGAGCGTGCCGTCATTCGAGCGAAGCGGGAGCGTCCCACTCACCCCAAGAAAGTACGGGTTTGGCGGGAAAGCCCGATACAACAGTTGCGCCTGCATCGCAGGTTGTTGGTAACGAGCGCGCGGATCGCTTACATGGAAGAATTGCGGGACAAAGAGAAGTACGCCTATCACAAGCCGAAGTGGCAGCGCAGGCCTCACCAATGATCTTCAGAAAATCCGCGAATCCGGCACAACCCATCGCCTTTGACCGTACCGCCGGTGAGATCGTGAAGGAGACTGCCGGCCGCGCTCTAGCGGGCGACTTGGTTGCTCAGACCGCAGCAAGGATCGCGGCGCGCGAGAAGCTGACAAGGAAAGAACGGTTCGAACGGTTGCTGCTTGCCGAACTATTGAGGATGCCCAGCAGATCGTCGCGGATCACGAAAACGCGCGGAGAGCGCATCTGATGGCAATGAATGGGTGGTCACTAGAGCCAGGACCCAAGGAATGGTGGTGCCTCAGTGAACCTCACACCGGCGGCCGGGACATTATTGGCAAGGGCAACACTTGGCAAGCCGCCATTGATGACGCTCAAGCTAGGCTAACAGAAAAGGATAGAATAAAACCATGAGCCAAGTACCCACACGCCCGGAACCAACCAACGCGCAGTTGGAAGATCGCATCTTAGCTGGATTCGAGGAACTCAGGACGTTAATCGCTCGTCTGAGCCTTACCGGCGGATCTCCGGTGGCTACCGGACCCGTTCCGAATCTCACGGACGCCCCCGGCACTGTTGCGTACAATGCGCCGCCGCGACCGGACCCAAACATTCCGCAGACCTCGACTGACGCCTGGTGGAAAGCGCAACCACCCGAAGTTCAGGCACTCCGTTACGTTGAAACGGGGGATGGGACTGGCAGGCTACTCGCGGCTCTGGATCTTGTGCGGCGCGGCTTTGTGATCGACCCCCCCATCGTAGTGAACGGCAGGCATCCCGCCAGCGTGATGAGCGAGCGGTTTGCGCTTGGTCGCCCGTGGACGATGCCACTGGGCAGTCCGCAGGTTAGGATGGGATTTGACGGGCCTGTCTGGAATGGGCAGAAGTACAATCCTCACTCGCCGCCACCGGGCGCGCTAATTACGTGGCTTGACTTCGCGATCCCATACTACGAAGCCGACCGCGCTGCCGGTATCATCTGGAACCTGCCGCCCGAAAAGGCGTGACAATTTCGTACGTTAGGAGTCTGCGATGTCCTTTAACTTCGACCCGACAATCAGCATCGGAAACGTCTTTACAATCGTTACTTTCGTTGGAGCGGCGGCAATGATGTTGAACCGTCATATCGCCGCGGTGAAGGCTATCCGGTTCTCCACGGAAAAGCAGGAAGAAAATATCGAGAAACTTACCGGCTTGGCGGAAGGTCAACTTCATTTCAATGCGACGGTCGATAAGCGCCTGGCGATTTTGGAAGATCGGGCCGCGCGCACGGACATCTGATGACTTTGAAGGGAGCACATAATATGGACAAACTCAAGAAAGCATTTCTCTCCAAGACCAATTGGGCAGTGATGGGGCTGCTGCTCTACAACGGCTTAGATTCCGTGAAGGATGTAGTCCCCGATGACGCGAAGTCTTACGTGACTCCGGCCTTGGCAATCGCGGCTTGGATCTTCAGGACCTTCCCAGTGCAGAAAATGTAATCTCCGATGTGCTGAGCGTTGAAGCCGTGTATAATCCTTAGACAATGCCCGAGCCAAACGAGGATCTACTCAAACGCATTCGTGAGCGCTACGAGTATGCGCGTACGAAGTGGAAGAAGATCCGCGATGAAGCCAAGACCGACACGCGCTATGTCAATGGCGATCCGTGGGACCCGGATGAAAAACGCCGCAGGCAGGAAGCTGACCGGCATTGTTTGCACATGGATCAGATCAGCCAATATCTGAACCAGGTCACCAACCAAGTCCGCCAGAATAAACGCTCCATTGCAGTCACCCCCACCGGGAACGGCGCGAACGACGACGATGCCGAAGTGAAGCAAGACCTTATCCGGCAGATTGAGTACAAATCGAGCGCGCAGTCCGCTTACACCTATGTGTTCGAGGGCATGGTGCAACGATCTTACGGCTACGCCGAGATCACGAGTTGCTACTGCAACGACAACACCTTCAATCAAGAGCTTCGCATCAAACGAATTCCCGACCCGGACTCGGTGACCATCGATCCAGACTACACCGAGGCCGACACCTCGGACAAGCGCTACGTCTTCAAAGAAGATTTCATTCCGAAAGAGGAATTCAAGCGCCGGTGGCCGAAGGCCCGCGAAGTCTCGTTTGAGATGGTCGGTGGAAACTCCATCTATGGCGATTGGGTGCAGGAACGCGGCTTCCGCGTGGCGGCCTACTGGGAGATGGAGGTCGACAAAAAGACTCTCTTACTCTTGGACAACAACAGTTCGCAAGGGCTTCTGATGATCAAGGAATCCCTGCCTCTGGGGAGTAAGGTCCGTGCGCAGCAAGTCGATTTTATACTGGATGACGGCAATGTGGCGACCTTCAATATTTTGAACAGCCGCACGGTGGAGGTCCACACGATTTGCAAGTACATCACCAATGGTGTGGAGATTCTGGAACAGCAGGAGTGGCCTGGCAAGTACATCCCGATCGGTTGTGGCTTTGGCCGTGAATTGTGGGTCGACACCGGAAGCGGTACCGAGCGGGTATTCAAGTCGCTCACCCGCGGCGCGCAGGGCGCGCAGATGCTCTACAACTACAACCGCTCGACCCAAGCCGAGCTCGTGGGGCAGATTCCGAAGAATCCTTGGGTGGTGATTGCTGGTCAACTCGCGGGTTTTGAAGAGGACTGGCAGAATGCAGCAGTTGTGCCTACGACGTTCCTTCAGTACCACGCCGTCATGGACGCGACTGGAAATACTTTGCTTCCAGCCCCTCAGCGTGCGAACTACGAGCCTGCGATTCAGGCTCTTGAGATCTTGGCAGAGAGTTCCCGGCAGGATGTGCGTAACGCGATGGGAATTTCAAGTCTGCCGACGGCTGCCAGCCGGTTGAATGAGAAATCTGGTGTGGCGCTTGAAAGGATTCAGCAGCAGTCCGAAGTGGGCACCTACCACTTCATCGACAACTATGAGCGTTTCCTGGACTTCATGGGCCGCTGCATCAACGATCTTATCCCCTACTTTTACGATACGCCGCGTGAAGTTGCTTTACGCGCTGCCGATGGTTCTACCCGCCTCGGAAAAATCAATCAGCCCTACAAGGACGACGCCGGGAACGATAAACATCACGTCATGACGCAGGGCGATTACGACGTGACCATCTCAACCGGGCCGTCGCACGATTCCCAGCGCGAGAAGGCCGATGAATTCGCGTCGTCCATGGTCAGCCCCGAACTGATGGCAATGGCGATTCAGGGCAATACTACGGCCAAAAAGATCGTTTCACTATCGATCAAGCTGCAAAACGGCGGAGCGATCATGGATGAGATCGCCAAGGTGATCGACCCGGACGAGCAGACCGACCCGCAGCAGATGGCTGCTGCGCTCGAAGCATTGAAGCAACAACTCCAGCAGGCGCAGATGGTTATTCAGGAAGTCTCAAAGCAGGCCAACGAGATCGCGGCAAAGGAGCGGATGAACCTGCGCGACAACATCGTGAAGCTCGATATCGAGAAAATGAAGGTTGTGAGCTCGGAGGGTTTGGCCGAGGCCGACAGGCTTCAGGCTGTGTGGCAGGCGCGGCTGAGCGCGATGGAAGCGCAGCAGCAGCCGAACCAGGTGGCACAAGGGGCTTGACAGGAGTCAGCGAAAGGGAGTATACATGGAACCAGACGCAAACACGACCCAGGAATCGTCGCCTGAGTTACAAGTACCTGATCTTGCGAAACTGACGCCCGCTGAGCTGGCGAAATGGGACGCAACCGGGGAAATGCCGCAAGCGGACCCGGCACCCGCAGCAGACCCCAAGACCACCGTCAAGGGGAACACTACTGAGGGCGCTACGACGGACCCGCCCACCGCCGAAACACAGGAGCAGTACAAGGCTAAGACGGCCAAACGCATACAGCAGTTGCTGGATGCGAATGAGGCCGATAAGCGCGAACTCGCACGCTTGCGCGGAGTTCTCCAGGGCGCCAAGATTCCAGATTCGCCCGATGGGAAGCCAACGGAAACGAAGGCTGAAGAGAAACCCGCAGAACGCAAGATGCCGCTCATGGATGAGTTTGACACCATGCAGGAGTGGCAGCTGGCTCTGGCGAAATACACCCAAGACTTGATCGAGGATGGTGTTTCAAAGAAAGTTGCCGAGCGTGAAGAGCAGAACGCCGTAAAGCAAGCGCGGGAGCAGTTGGCGACTACCTTCAACACGAAGGTGGAAGCCTTTGAGAAGGAGCACCCCGATTTCAGGGAGGTAGCTCTTTCCCAGGATGTACCGGTTACGGTTTTCATGGGGCAGATCATTATGGAATCGCCCAAGACGGCCGAACTGCTGTATCACTTGGGCCAGCATCCCGACGAAGCTTTGCGTATCGCGAAGTTGCCGGAAGGCCAAGCCGCGCGGGCTCTCTTCGAGCTTGAGCGGCAATTTTCCGGTACACAGCCTAAGACTGAGACCCCTCCTGCGAAACCAGTAATCCAGTCCAGAGCTCCCAAGCCTACTTCGGAAATCGCCGGTGCTTCGAGCACGACGACCGATGAGGCCGAGTTGGCTTTGGAGCGTCAAGATTTCGCGGCATACGAGCGCATCATGAACGGGCGCCAGATCGCGAAGATGAAGGGGTAGGCTTAGAGGCCGGTTGCCCCTTGAGAGAGGGACAACATGGCAAACAGCTTTCAGGTAGTTGACTGGGTGACGATGGAGGCGCTGCGCGTTCTGAAGAACACGCTGGCGGTCGCCCGCTGTTTCAATACCGACTACAACAAGGACTTCCGTAAGCCCTTTGCGGTCGGTGACACCGTGCGGATTAAACTCCCGCAGCGCTTCACGATCCGGGACGGCTTGGGCTACAACGCGCAGGCGATCAACCGGATCTACACTACCGTAACCTGCGATCAGGTTTTCGGTGTGGACTTCGAAATGGACTCGGTTGAGGCCGCTCTGAAGGCCGAGCGCGGTAAGGACGCGATTCGCGCCGATTACATCGTTCCGGTAATGAACCAGATCGCGCAGGAAATCGACTCCCGCGCCACGTTGTTCGCATATCAACATACGCCGAACATTGTGGGTTTGCTGGGCACCAACCCCACGGCCATGTCGACCTATAACGAGGCGCGTGCCGAACTGGCGCGCAACGCTTGTCCTCCCGGCGACAAGACTATGATTATCTCGCCGGGGATGCAGGTGTCGATCTCCAGCGCCGTGGCGTCCGTGTTCAACCCGACCGATGTTGTCTCCGATGTCTTCCGGCAGGGCGTATTGGGTAAGGGCGCCGGGTTCTCCAAATGGTTCGAGAGCATGTCGCTCTACGACCATACCGCAGGAACTACAACCACTCCCGAAGTTGACGGAGCCGGACAGTCGGGCGCATCGCTGCTGATTAGCTGTGTTACCGGCAACACTTTCAACCAAGGCGACGTGTTCCAGATCGAAGCCGTCTATAACGTCAACCCCGTAACGCGCCGCTCGACCGGCATCCTCAAGCGCTTCACGGTCACTCAGGCCACCGTTGGCGCTGCGAGTGCGGCCACGCTCTCAATTTATCCGGCTATCGTCGGACCGGGCTCGCAGTACCAGAACGTGGACAGCCTGCCGGCCAACGACGCGGATCTGACGTTCTTCCCGGATACCAGCTCACCCAACGGCAAGCACGGTATTCAGGGCTTGGCTCTGCACCGTGACGCCTTCGCTCTGGTGGCTGTGCCGCTCGAAGTTCCGCAAGCGGTCGAGCAGTCCTCGCAAGCGCGCGATCCCGAGACCGGCATTGCGATCCGGTACGTCAAGATGTTCGACCCGATCCAATCCCGGATGGTAAACCGGTTCGACGTGCTGATGGGCTTTGGCGTCCTCTACGCCGAGAACTGTGCGGTTCGCGTGCAATCGCTGACCTAAAGGCGAAACGAGACAGAGACAAGAGACCAAAGGAGATTATGAAAATGAAAACTCGAATCGCAAAGATCGCTTCTTTCATGCTGGCGCTTGCATTTGTCCTCTACGGGCAAGTGCAGGCCCCCACGTTCACCACTACCAGCCTGTCGGCCGCCATCACCGCCGGCCAGAACGTCATCACGGTGGCATCGGCTACCGGCTTCACGGCGCGGACAACCATTCTCTCGGTCGATAACGAGTTGATGGGCGTCCAGGCCGTTAGTGGGCTGAACATTACCGTGAGCCGCGGAGTCTCTGGTACCAGGGCGACACGGCACGGAAACGGCCGGGCGGTAAAAGTAGGAGCCCCCGTCAACTTCCAATCGTGTCAAGGCGGCTCCGGCCTGGGCCAGTGCGGGTGGCTGTTCACTAACCAACTCGCGAGTGGTCCGGGAAGCTTTGAAACTTACCCAGCCACGGTCGCAACTGCTACGACGGTGACGCTGACAGCGGGTCAGGTTCTCGGAGGCTTGATCTTGGAAGATCCGGCCGGTGGCGCGGTGACAGCAACGCTTCCTACGGCTGTCCTGATGATCCAAGCCGTACCCGGCGCAACCGTCGGTACCTCGTTTTACTTCACGGTTCGCAATACAGCGGACGCGTCGGAGACCATCACGGTAGCGGGCGGGACTGGTGGCACCATCTCTGGCACTGCCACGATTGCGCAGTCGAACTCCAAGCTGTTCTTATTCCGCTTCACGGCCGTGGACTCGGGCAACGAAGCCTACACGGTCTACAGCGTAGGCACCTTCGTCCACTAAGGTTCGGGGCCCAGCGGCGCGTTCGGAACCTGGGCGCGCCGTTCTTTTTCTGCTATCCTTCCTTGAAAGGAGAGTGAAGCGATGGAAATGTTCAAGGACAATCCGTACCCCCGGATGCTGTTCGGCGAAGGCGGCAAGCAACTTCAGGTCAACAATGTTGGTGAGTTGAACACCGCACTGGCCGACGGTTGGCGCGAGCAGTACACCTATCAGGACTACCCAAAGATGGTGTGTGGGGCGGATGGCGTGAAAGTTCGCTGCAACAATGCCGCCGAGGAATCCGCCGTGATCGGCGGGGAACCCGAAGCAAAGCCCGAAGCAAACCCGGAAGGCAGAGGCAGAGGCAGAGGCAGAGGCAGATAGGCCGAGGAGTAGGAATTGGTCGTACCAGTCACCGAAGTCATCACCAGCGCGTTGCGGCTGTGCGGGCAGATGGGCGCCCCCGGCCGCGCGTATTCGACTGACCAAGCGACCGAAATACTGCAGCGGTTGAACAAGATGATCGACTCCTGGAATGTGTTCCGAGCGAACATCTTTCAGATCCGGATTGAAGAATTCGTTCTCGTTCCGGCTCAGGTCACCTACACCCTGGGGCCGTCTGGGGATTTCAACACCACGCGGCCGGCCGGCATTCTTCGGGCAAACATCATTTTGGTGGGGTCGACACCGCGGGTTCGGGTACCCCTTGAAATTCTGGAAGTCGATCAGTGGGCTAGCGTGCCCGTTCCGGCGCTGTCGGTCTCGCTTCCGATCAAGCTGTACATCGACAACGATTACCCGCTGCGGAAGCTGTATTTCTGGGGGTACTCGGACACGGCCAACCGTGTCGAACTGTTCATGACGAAGCAACTCCCGGCGACACTGATCATTTCCGATTCCATTTCCCTGCCGGATGGCTACCAGGACGCCATCGAGTACTCGCTTGCGGAGCGCATTGCACCGCTGTACTGGCAAAAAACCAACGCGCTGCTGGCTGAAGTGAAGGACGAGGCCCGAAAGGCTCGGGGCCGGTTGCAGTCCGCGAATTCTGTATCGTTTCGCTACCAGAACGATGCTACGCGCGTAGTCAAAACTGGACAGCCGCAACCGTATTTCAATTATTTGACAGGTGGTTTGAGGTAAAAAGGAGAATATCATGCCGACTGCCGTACCCCTAGGGTGTTTCACACCGGATGCACTCAATCTGCTCGCTCGACTTGCTCCGGGGACTGCCGTACAGACCATGACTTCGGAAAGTCCGGGCTTCTTCCGCCACAACGGCATGCTGAAGTTCTTCAACCGGCCTACGACCGACGCTTTTTGCGTTCAAGCGAAATCGGAATTCACCGGAGCGGCAGCTGGACATGCGCTGATCGAAGCGACGTGCGACTGGAAAGCAGCCGGAACGACAGGCGGCGGCGTCCGTGGCCTTCAGGGCGTGGCGCGTCTCGCGGCCACTTTCACCATGACCGCTGGGTCCATCATTGGAACATACGGGCAGGTCGCCAACAACGGCACTATCAATGGCTCCGGATCGTTCATGGCCGCCCTGTACGGCCTGATCGAAGACGGCGGAACCTACACGGCTGTCGGTCACGTCGCGGCTCTGTGGCTCGACTCCCATCTCGCAAAGACGGTCTCCGCGGGCCAAGTCTCAATGGCCTACATCACCAACAACGGGACCACGCACTTCAATCAGGTGTTCTACATCTATGGCGGTAACGGCATCGACGCTCTGTTTGCCTTCGACACCTGTGGGACCATGATCGTCAAAACACCCGGCACGTACTCTACGGCGGACGGGTATATTTCCATTCTTGTGGATGGGGATGTCATGCGCATCCCGTACTTCGCCGGAACCGACTAAATGAACAGCCCCACTCCAATCCGTCCGGAGGGCGTGCCGCTCAGGGTAATCGAGCGCCTTCACCTGCTCAACGTGCTGCCGCCACAAGGCGATCTGGTGACCATGCGGATCGTGGCTGAATTGCGTTCGCTCTTGGGGTTTTCGGAAGAAGAAGTGGCGGCACTGTCGATGGTCGCTCAAGGCAATCAGGTCAACTGGGATGTCACCAAGGAGGCCGGTTACATCAAAACGGTTAACATTGGTCCGCGCGCCTGGAGCATCATAGGCACTTGTTTGGAGAAGTTGAACACCGAGCAAAAGTTGACTCTCGAATTGCTGCCGCTGTACAGCAAGTTTGTGGAGGGAAGTTAAATCGCAAATGCCTACCGCCCAATCCCTGATCGAGAACGCTTGTCTGGCGCTGAACGTCATCGACACCGGGGAAGGATTGTCGGCGAGCGAGTTGGCGGACGCTCTGGTGCGCTTGAACGCTCTCATTGGAAACTGGAATATCCAGGAACTCATGGCGACTTCCGCCGTAATCGACACGGTAGCCATTTCGGCCGACGCCGAAACCGCCACGCTGGCAACAGCCTACCGGAAACTGATTTCGGCATCGCATCTCATCAGTTCCACGTTCATCCAGCCCATCGAAATTATAAACGCCGTCCAGTGGAACAAAATTCCAGACCGCGGCATCTCCGGTAACCTGATCCGCTTCCTGTTTTACGACCGCGCCGGCGGCTCCACCGAACAAACTCCCATCACCGCCAATCTCACGACGGCCTCAACGGTCCACACGACAACGACACAAATCAACGTGGCGCTCGCCAATTATACGGTCACAGCGGATGACGTGGGGGCCTATGTCGTGATCACCGGCGGCTCAGCTACGGCGGGAGTCTACCAGATCACGGCTGCCGATACGGTCAATAACCGCTGGACCATGGACCGCTCCGTCGGCACTTCCGGGCAGACCGTGGTTGGGACCCTGGGTGGCGTGGTCACAAGCTCCGGCGGCAGCGCCAAGGTCTATGTCTCGCCGCGGCCGAAGGCTTCCGGCACGATCAGCTTCGCGGCCTGGCCTTTCCAGGCCACCTTCGCATCGCTTTCAACCAACAATGTTTTATTGCCTGGTTACGAGCGCGCCTTGATTCTTTCTTTGGCAGTGGAAGTGGCCTCGATGCTCTCGGCGCCCGTGACACAGGAGCTTTTGAGCAATCGTGCCGAAGCGCTCGCCGAGATCCGGCAGTTGAACGCCTCATTGATGGGTGATGTGGCACCCGCAACGCCGGCAGGTTAAAAGGAGGGCATTCCAGACGTGCCTTCCTTTGGCCTCATCGGACCATCCTACGAAACGCTCAACCGCGGCGTTGACTCGCAACGCCTGATCAATATGCTGCCGGCGCTGGTCGAGTCGGGCGCCGGGGCGGGCGGGAAGTTCGCCTACTACAACACCCCCGGCTTCGAGTTGTTTTCCACGCTTCCTAAAAGCCCCGTGCGCTGTCTGTGGGCTGGGAACGAACGCCTCTTCGCCATCGGCGGCGATCATGTTTATGAAGTCGCGGCGGATGGAACCACGATCACGGATATCGGAGCCATTGGAAGCGCGACGACTCCAGGACAGATCGTATCGAACGGCTCTCAGCTTCTGGTGTGGGACGGAATTCTCACCCCCACTTCTGCGAACACGTGGCTCCTGACCGGCGCGCAGCCGCCGATACCCGTCATCTCCTCCGTGGGCATCACCTACATGGACGGCTATTTCGTTGCGCTGCGGCCAGGCGGAGCGGACTACGCCTGCGATCCGGCTTCCGTGGTGGTTGCCAATCAGACGCAGTTCAACCTGTCGGCCTTGCTCGACGGTGGTTCCTGGGACCCTCTGGACTACGCCGTCGAAACTTCCGCTCCGGACGCCGTGTTGATGGTCCTGGGGCCTGGTTCCTTCAATGGCGGACCGGAAGAGCTCTGGCTGATGGGTCGCAAGACCATCCGGATTTGGTACAACACCGGCGGAACGGCGCTCAATCCCTTCCCGTTCGAGCGCGTGCATGGAGCCTTCATCAACACAGGGGTATGGGCCAAGCATTCGATTGTCGGCTTCAAGAATACCGTCGTGTTTGTGTCGGCCAGCGACCGCGGCGTGGCCGGGCCCGTGGTCAAGATGAACGGCTATATCCCGGAGCGGATCTCGAATCACGCCGTCGAAGCTTCGATCAACGCCTACATAGCGGCTGGCTCGGACTACTCGAATGCAGTGGCATATGGATACGAAGAGAACGGGCACACCTTCTATGTACTCACGTTCCCCACTGCTAACAAACAGTGGGTGTGCGACCTGACAACAAATCAGTGGCACGAGCGCGCGGCGGGTTCTACCTGGGCGGCGTTGACCGCCCCGCCCGCGATGTTCCACGCCGATGTGTGGGGCAAGCACCTGGTGGCGGATCTGAACAGCGGGAAGATTTTAAGAGCTCGCCTCGATCTGTACCAACAGGAAGGCAGCGCAATTCTACGGGGCCGAGTAGCGCCGCACCTGAACAATGAAACGCTGCGGGTGATGTATCGTTCGCTGTGGCTCAAGGTGGGCGGACCGTTCAACGTCACCCGGACGTATACGCTGGAGAACTCCGATGACGGCGGTTTCAACTACGGAACGCCTAAATCCTTGTCGATCGGCGCGGGGCAGCAATCCACGAGCCGTATCGAATGGCGTAGACTGGGGATGAGCCGCGACCGGGTGTTCCGGATTACCACCACCGATAACCAGCCGCAGGCCTGGGTCGATGGATATGTAAAATTTGAGAAAGGCACGGGAGGCTGACATGAAAATGACGGGTTCAGCGGGCGCGCGTTTTGGAGCCGCGGCTCAGGCGCTTGCGGATGTCCGCGCGGGCGCGCTTACGCGCAATACCTACCGCTTCCACTTCAAGGCGGATAAGCCCGGCGGCATCAAGGTCGAGCACCGCGACGGCAGAGTCGAGTACGTCGATGAGTGGACCGAGGAAATTTCAAATCTCACAACCACCGAAGGCCGCACGGACATGCTTCAGAACCAGTTTAAAGGTTCGAGTTACAGCGCCGCCTTTTACATGTTCCTGGTGTCCAATACCGCCTTCGGAGCGTTCGCC